TCACGACAACGGGGCTAAACCCAAAGCTGGCCCCTACTGGCGCACCCGCCCCCACCTGGAACCATCCCTTCATCCCCTTTTCATTTCTTTCTATTTCTTTCCCTCCCGCAATGGGAGCTGGCCACCTACCCCATAAGGGCAAGCCGGCCCAGACCCGCGCCAAGACGGCGCACTGCCTGACCGGCAGCCACCATCGAACTGGTCGCGGCCATCGCGCCCTCGGCGACGCCGACCGTCCACCGACCCGCACGGTCCAGGGCACCCAGGACGTCCCGGACCGAGTTTCGGCTGACCGGCTCCCCGCTAGTGGAGGTGCCGCTCATGCCAATCGAACGGTTCGGAAGCCACTCCACCACCATCACCATGCGGACCCGAATTCCGGTGCTCACGGGCAGGTTGGTGGCGACCACCCAGACCTGGCCGAACTCATCGAAGTGGCCCAGCGTGGTGTTGTTGGTGTTGGGATCACGGAAATTCTCGTCGTCGGACAGTGGCCTCCAGTTAATGGACGCCTTGCCGTCGGGCATCCGAGTGACCAGGTCGGCCGCCCCGCGCAACTGCGCAGGGGTAGCCGACACGGCATTCTGAACGCTCAGCGGCACCGAACCGACGCCGAGAAAGCCCTGCCGATTCTGCTCCGTGCCCGGCCAGTAGGCCTCCAGACACGCAGCTACGGGTCGGTATCCCGAGGAGTTGGCGAGGAGGAACGTGCGCCCAGGAGCGTCGGAGTTTGTCGTGAAGTAGGAGGTAGTGGTGTCAGTGGTATATGGGCTGACGTTGTAGCAGACCGCATTGAGTACGCTCGTGCCGCTTGCGAGCTGCAGAGCTCCAGGGGTGAAGACCAGCGCCATACCCGTCTCAGTGGCGCCGTAGCCCCACACACCATCGAGCTCAAAGCGAGCAATAAAGCCCCCACCCCCACCAGGGTAAGGAGCTCGGACGACGGGCGCATTGCAAGGATCTGCCAGAAGGCGTCCATACGCCACACCAAGATCGTCCAACCTCGACGTCAGAGCCCTCCGAGGCCTGGGTGCCCGCGCCTGTCTTTTAGCTCCTTTCTTTCCTTTCTTGGACTTGGCCATAGGTTGAGTTCAAAGGAAGAGAGTGGGTAGAGAGATATGCTGGAGATTCGGTAGAAAGATAATTTCCCGGATTTCTGCATGGTCGCCGGGTCAACCAGAGTCCCTGCTTCTTCCATATTTACCGTGGAGGGGCAGGTATCGGAACCCTCCACCACCTCTTCCCTCATGCGCTGTCCGACTCTTCGGCCTCGCGCAAGAAATCCGCTAGGGGGTCGAGGTTCACCCCCCGGCGCCTGCACCGGCGACCAGCCCTACCCACCCTAATCTGGATGGGCATGCCTAGGTCCCCCCTCTCCACACGAGGAGGAGGGGGCACCCCCCGGTCCGGTGGAGGCCTGCCATCATTGGCCCGCGTCGCGGGTCGCAGCAGGGGGTCACCCAGGCGAAGATGACGGACGGGGGGGAGAGGACCAGCCTCGGGTCGACCCTCCTGGGCCGCCACATTCTGTTCCCTCTCCACCTCGTCCATCTCATCCGCCCATCGCCCTGGCGAGTCCACGATCACGAACATGTCCGGCGTGCGCACCGGCTCCGGCGGATACCAGAGCGACTCCGGTGACCTCTCCAGGGCCCTCAGCAGGCCCTTGAGAGAGGCCTCCGGTAGCGGCCCAAACGGGTTCTCCTGCACCGCCCACAGGAGACCCTGGTCCGTGCGGTCCCCGTAGGACACGATGGTGCGCTGGAGGAGTCCCACCGCCGCCTTGCGGAACTCCCGGAAGAAATCGTCCCACTCCGGCGCGGGAGAGCACCCAAAGCCCATGGCTATGGAGCCCAGGCGCATGGCCTCCCGCGTCTAGTAGTCCCGACCCTTCTCCATCCAGGTCACCGTCGGGTATTGCATCTGTGCAATGGCCCGCGGAAGGTCTGCACAGACGCTCACCTGTCCCTCCCGCTCGAAGAAGTAGTAGCCGATGAAGAGGAATGGCGTATGACGCAACACGTCACGCACCGTCTCCCCCTCCGACTCTACCCGATCCTCGAGCCGGATGCTCAGGCCCAACTCCCGACCCACCGCCTCTATCGATGGGGCCAACGCGGTGTCCATCTCCTCCATGCCGAGGGGCGCCAGCCGTCTCTTGAGACGCTGGAGCACCACCTCCATGAGCATGTCGTTGACCTTGCTCTGGAGAGGCATGCCGGAAGGGCCCGCGTGGCGCCAGCGACGGACCAGGGTACCAGAGGTAACCACCACGCGCTCACGCGCAAAGGCGTACCATACCTGGGCAGACACGGGGTCGTACTTGGCCAGCTCGTCCCGCACAGCCATGTGGATTGCGCGAGTGACAGGACCCTGCTGGGTCAGGTCAAAATTGCTGCAATCCAGGCTG